TGGATTGTTGCCGCCTGATAAATCTAAGCCATAGTCCTGACCAGCCAATCCAACAGCAGTTCCTAATATTTCTTCTGCTCTTCTTCCTTGCTCTTCTTGATCCCTTTCGTACTGTCTAGCTATTCTCTCTTGCTGCCTCATGGCATCCATTTGCGCTCTTTGTCCTTCTCCTACAGCAATAGGAACTATAGAGCTGGCCCCCATAAGCTGCTTTCCAACTGCTCCGGGGTTAGTAACCATAGCCTTTAATCTTCCACCAAAACCGGCATCCCGTAAGCTTTGCCCGTAAGCAGATTTAGCACCTGTCAAAGCCTGTTGTGCATCAGCAAGGCCAGCAGAAGCATCAACAACTCCTTGAGCAGATGGAGATAGTGTCATTACATCCGTAAACTTTGTGGGATCTGCTTTGAGTTGAGCCAAAGTATCTGCTGAAATACCAGATTCCAAAGCACCTCTACCAGCTTCCCCAGCTAATTTTGTAGCTTCAGCCACCCCCTCTTTGGCAACATCAACAGCAGCAATAGACTCCGGCACACCTTTAGCTAAATCCAACCCTGCGCCAAGTGCTTTACCTATACCGAATCCTGTAAGACCACTAACAAGACCTTCTTTTAAATCACCAGTCAATGCAGTGGTTGCAAGCCCAGAACCTATGGCTCCAGCAGCAGCAGAACTCAATCCGGCGGCACCCAGCACTCCCGCACCGGCACCAGTCAATGCAGCAGATCCGAGCATACTACCGATTATTGGTGCCAAAAACGGTAGAAACGCTTCTGGTTGTCCCGTCATTGGATTAGTGGTCAGACCACCCGGAACCAAAGATGCTATGCCTTGAACCTCCGCTGGGTTCATGTGGACAAGCATACTGTCTCCGTACCTTCCGTACTGAGCCATCTGATCTGCAACAATGGTGCTGGTTGCATTTGACCGTTTACATAATTCATTAACTTGTCTCCACCCCAAATAGGTTAAAACTAACATTTGCCGCGCTTGCGTATACCTTGACCACATCCGTCTGAGCCAAACAGATGCCGATAACTACCGTCCTGCTTGTGGTTGCAGCTAGGTCTTCATCAAAGAAAATAAACTGTTTGTCATCAGCTCCAGCACCGGCAACGTGAATACTGACCCGGAACGTAATACCAGAGCCGCCTCTGTTGCAGATTACAAGTGAACTGACAGTTGTTTGTGTCAGATTAGGAACCGTGTAAAGAGTAGTAGTCGTTGTAGCCGAAACATCAGCCTGACCCAAAACCTTTATAACATCTGTCATGAGGCACCCATGAGAAGAAACTGAAACCTTCTCATTGCTAGAGATCCTTCTTTATCACCCTGAGTTTTAGCTAGTACTACATCGTTTTCTATTTGATCTAGAGTCAACTCTATAGTTCTTCTGTTTATTGCTTCTGCTCTTGCATCGTATTCAGGAGGAGGAACAGGTAATGGTGTTGATCTTGTCTGTGTGCTCATCTTCTTCCATCCGCTTTAACATCAAATCTTAAATCACCAAGCCTCCATCCGTAACCCAACCCCGTGCTCTCCACCCTAACTATTTGATGCCTAGCCCTAGCCCTAACATGATTCTGGGTAGAGGATGGCGTAATCGTTGAGGTTGATAAGGTTGTTGCCGACTGCAACGGAAAGTCTTTTCCTTTTAGCGTCATACTGATCGAGGCATCGCTTGTGGCACCAGTAAACGCAAAGTCAGGCAAGATGCGCTTGATCATCATAAATCTTTCGCCTTCTTGAACCTCAAGATCTCCACTCTCGACAAAAGCATTCATCGCTGATCCATCATCATCAAAACCATTTTCATGGTAGTAAAGATAATTATTGTTACTTGTGGTAACAACAGACGTAGCCATAGGAAAGTTTTGCGTTCCAACGCCTTGCCAAGCCGCTCTCTCTAGGGTTCCCACAGACCAAAGGTTCTCTGCGTAATTATAGCTAACATAGTTTGTTATCTCTGTGGCCCCACTACCTACCGGGTAGAACCACATAACCTCAGAGAATGCGTTGTTTTCTGCTGCAAAAACTTTGAACGCTTGGCCTACATTTAAATTAGAAAAAACAAACTCTTTTACTGAACAAGGTAGCGGCTGGACAGATCCGTTATAAACGTAGAATCCACCTTTATCCATAAAATAAACAGACCCTCTCGCGTTAACAGCAGCATTAGGGCTGATCATTGATATGTCAGTGCTGACTGTTTGAATCTGGAATGTAAACGGCGCACCGACAAACCTCATTGAGTGCAAGCTTACATCTGTAAACACCAGTATCTCTTGTCTTCCTTGAACAGCACCAATGATCTGTGATCCAGAGTTTATTCTTATGCCACCAGCAGTATTTGTTGCTGTAGGAGTCCAATCAGTTGCGTTCTCTTGATCAGAGAATCTAATAAACAAAGGGTCTATTTGACTAGACCCAATCGGATTAACACCAAAAGCTATAACGTGCTGATCTATATCGCTCGTCATAATCTGCAAAGCTATTGTGGGCTGATCTGATCCGCTGAGACTTGTAATATTTACAGCCCTAGCTCCTGTACCACCAGACTCATCCCAAAAGAATATCCCTCCACCTCTAGCATTGAAGAGCAAATCTTCTCCGAAGTTATCTTGGCTAAACAAACGTAGTTGTCCGGCAGCAGATATACTACTCGCACTGCCCCAAGCAGACATACCCCAAGCTCCAGCACCCCAACCAGTGCCTTCCAAGAAGTCATTCAATCCTGTGTTGATCTGATAGGCACCAACAGTTGAGCTACCACCATTGCCTGTATCACTACTATTTGCCGTGACCGTAGTTCCGCTCGTGTCCTTGGCTGTAAATTCGTAAGTATTTACTGTAGGGACAGCAGTGATCTGATATTCCTGATTCAGAACAGCGGCAGTTATGTTCCCACCTAACGAGGCTGCACTAGAGAAAGTAACAAAATCGTTTACTACGGCACCATGAGATGTGTCTGTTGCCGTGATTGTGCTTGATCCGTTAGTGGCAGCAAATGTCACATCACCAGCGGATGTTGTGGATCTGATTGGGGTAACATCATTAAAGCTATTGCCCTCTACCACATAAAACTTTAGGTTAGTGCCAAGGCCGATATACCTAATTGACTCTAACGATGCCCAGTCATGTATTGATCGGCAAACGCCTAAGAAAGATGTTTCTGAATATTTGACCCAGCCGCCTATCTTTTCTGGCCTTCCTTGCCTAAACCTTATCTTGTCGGCATCAAACCAACCAGCATCAGCAGAATATTCTGTTCCCTCTTTGTTGACACCGGGAGCAAACTTTATCTTGCTAAGTGGCATTTTTAAGCTCTACCTCTCGCGCCTCTTCTGCCTCCCTTTTTCTTTTTCTTGGGACGCTGTATTTTTCTTGTCTTTGGTTTTTTATCAACCTGTTGCGTATTTATTTTTGGAGGAATCACGATTTTCTCTGGATTCATGTCTGCTGGCGTTGCAGCTCTTCTTTTATCTGCTGCTGTAGAAATATCTGGTATTTCTTTCGTCCTTGTTGGAATAGCTTGAGTTATGGGCTTTCTACCCTTTCTTGGTGTAGGGAGGGCAACCTCTGATTCAGGCTGTATTACTGCAACCCTTCTTCTGATCGCATCAAGATCTATTTCTGGTGGCACAAATGGAACTGGTCTAGGCTTCGGAGCAGCAATAGGCTTTTGCACATTCACTGGTATTGGAGGTGGTGGAGGAATATTAGGGATCTCTTCTCTTCCAACCCTGAGGTTTTGTAATCCAGCTTCTAAATCCCCAAAAAATCCGCTTGTTGGTATGTTGCCAATCATGTCAGCCTCGCTAGGCATTGGGGGTCTTACAGGAGGTGGAGGCGGTGGAGGTATCATTGGGTCAGAAGGTCTGCCTACACCAATCAAAGAACCTATGCCAGTTTCAGGAGGTGGAACAAAAGGTATAAAGTCTTCACCCGGAACTTGCGGTCTAACATCATCAACAAAACCACCCGTCATAGGTGGCTCTATAGGATTCATCACTACGCCACCAGCAGGAAGAACGCCTCCCGGCCCACCTTTATCACCACCCATGCC